GAACGACACGTTTGAGAAAGTTATGATGGCTTGTGTATTAGCATACTTTGGCGGTAGAACAGCAGAAAAATCTACAAGCATATTTAAAAAATAATGGCAAGGCGTAAAGAGGTTACTACTTATAAATCTAAATCACGCAAAAGAAAAGGCATACATTCAAAAACAAAATCAAGTAAAGTTAAACATAGTAAAAACTATAAAAAAAGATATAAAGGTCAGGGTAGATAAATATTATTTATGTCCTTTATGAATTTAATAGGTATTTTTTACTATCTTTATGAATTCAATAGGGTGTTATTATATATCCATTGATTTCTTTGTTTTCATTGTTTGAGAAAGAGTAGCAGAAATGTTGCTCTTTTTTTTTGCATCTGACAATTTTTGTATATATTAGCCGACATGAAAAATCTACAAAGTAAATTGGTGGCTATTCAAACGAGTTTGAAAGCACCTAAAAATCAAAGAAACAGTTTTGGTAATTATAATTACAGAAGTTGTGAAGACATTTTAGAAGCAGTAAAACCACTACTTAAAAAAGAGGGGTTGTTGTTGACAATATCTGATTTTGTAAACAATGAGCCTTTATATGTGGTGGCAACTGTTACTATAAGTGATGGTACAGACACTATAAGTGTTACTGCACAAGCTGGTATTGACCCTAGTAAAAAAGGGATGGACATAGCACAATGTTTTGGTGCATCATCTAGTTATGCTAGAAAATACGCTTTAAACGGTTTATTTTTAATTGATGATACTAAGGATGCTGATGCTACTAATACGCACTCTAAGAGCACTAAAAAGGGCTCTAAATGGACGAAAACGACTACTGCAACATTAGATGCAGAAAAAGAATGGTTGCCAAACAAAGGTGTGTATTTTGACAATGCCAAAAAAGCAATATTAGAAAATAGAATTACTATATCTGATGTTAGACAAAAATACAAAGTAAGTAAAGAAGTCGAAAAATTATTAACAAGTTAAATATATGAACGAAAAAAAGTATGTAGGTTCTGGAAGACAAGTAAAGAACTACGATTTAATAAATTTTACTATAGCTGAAGACAAGACAAAAGATGCTTGGATTGAGTACAATGGTAGGAAGTTTTTAAAATTAAGTATTGGTAAGAAAAAAGAAGTTGACCAATACGGCAAAACTCATACAGTTTGGATTGATGAGTATGTGCCAGAACAACAAAAAGAGAGTAAACCAGAAACCGATTTACCATTTTAAATTAATTCATAGACACCCAGCTTTTCTCATGGTTTCATATTGTTTTTATAATTGTGCTGGGTGTTTGTGATTCTAAAACTATGAATAACAAATACTTAAATATAAATTTAAATATTATGAACACTAATTTAACAATGCCTGAAAGTATAGTTTTATCATATATCGAGGGCCTTACAAGAAAAAAAGGCTACTGTTATGCTTCAAACAAATCTATTTGTTCAGCATTAAAGATGAATGATAGAACTCTATACAGGGTTTTAACAAAATTAGAAGACAAAGAATATATAAAACGAGTAACTAAAAGTGTAGGCAATGGTGGTAAAGAACGAAAGATTTATGTAAGTCCAGATGTCAGGCTTGTCAGTTCCTTGTAATACATAGTGTAATATATAATATATATATATAATACATAGTGTATTATAATACATAGTGTAAACAATGATACAAGAATTCAAAAATATATCTATCTATCCTAAGGGTAATAGAACACAACAAAAAGTTATTTGCCCTAATTGCTATAAAATTGGCAAAAAACATTATAAAGATTTGTGTCTAAGTATTAACTTAGATACAGGTCTTTTTAATTGCCATAAATGTAGTTGGAAAGGTTGCGTAAAACCAAAAGATAATTTTATGCCAAGTAAACAATATCTAAAACCAAAAAAAAATAATCTACAAAAGATAAACAATAAGGGTTTAGAGTTTTTACACAAAAGAGGTATAACAACTGATGTTATACAGGCAAACAAAATTATAAGCACAAAAGATGGCAATTCTATAGTATTCCCATATTTCAAAGACAACGAGTTGATAAACTATAAAACTAGAGGTCTAAACAGAAAAACATTTACACAGAGTAAAGATAGTTTGCCAATAATATATAATTATGATAGGGTAAAAAACGAAAAGCTTATAATTATATGCGAGGGCGAAATGGATTCACTTAGTTGGGAAGTAGCTGGTATAACTTGGCATACATCCGTAAATATGGGTGCACCTAATATAAAAGATAAAAACTTAGATAAAAAATTAGAGTGTATATCAAATTGCTATGAAGTGTTTGAACAGGCTGAGAGAGTATATATAGCCACAGACAATGACGATAATGGTAGATACTTAGAAGATGAATTAGTTAGAAGGTTTGGTGCTGAAAAATGTAAGATAGTAAATTTAAAACCATATAAAGATGCTAATGAAGTTCTACTAAACGAGGGCATAGAATCTCTAAAACAAAGAGTGAGAGATGCTCATGACCCTAAGCTAGAGGGCATATTTACTATAGAAGACATCTATGATAGTATGATTGATGGCTACAGAAACGGTCAAGAGAGAGGTAGCACTACACACATAAATTCAATAGACAATGCTTGGACTTGGAGAATAGGAGAGGTAAATATATGGACGGGCTATCAAAATGAGGGTAAAAGTATGTTTTTAGGTCAGTTGTCTTTACTAAAGGCATTTCATGATGGTTGGAAGTTCGGTGTCTTTAGTCCAGAGAATATGCCTATAAACGATTTCTATAGTGATTTAATAGAATCATATATTGGCAAAAGTGCAGACCCTTTTTATGCCAACAACTACATGACGGAAAAAGATTTTAAGGAAGGATTAGAGTTTATGAAAAAACACTTCTTTGTAATATATCCGAAAAAAAGTTATAAATTAGATGACATCTTTGATAGAGCTAAGTTTTTAGTGAAGACAAAAGGTATTCGTTCTTTGATAATAGACCCTTATAATACAGTTCAACACAGGATGCAAATGGGCGAAAGAGAGGACTTGTATATAAGTAGATTTATGAGCCAACTAAAAAGGTTTGCAGTAGAAAATAAAATATCTGTACATTTAGTTGCCCATCAGGTAACACCACAAAAAGATGAGAACAACAGGTATTACAAACCTGATGTAAACAGAATTAAAGGTGGTGGCACTTTTGCTGATAAATGCGATAATTGTCTATTTATTTGGAGACCAAACAGAGCAGTTGATTTTAGTGATACTAGAGTTATATTTGGCAGTCAAAAGATAAAAAAACAAAAACTTGTAGGTTATCCTCAGGAGATACATGGCATAACATACGACAGGAAGTCAAGCCGATATTATTTTAACAATGAAACCCCTTTTGTTGAAATAGATAAATATAGGTGCGACTTAAAGCAAGAGTAGATAGTAACCAAAAAAAAATAGTTTCTGAATTAAGAAAGCTAGGTTGTAGTATATTACATACACACCAACTCGGCAAAGGTGCACCAGATATTATTGTTGGGTACAATGGAAAAAATTATTTAATAGAAATCAAAGATGGTAGTAAATCGTTATCCCAACAAAAGCTTACTAAAGATGAATTACAATTTAAATCAGATTGGAAAGGCAGTTATTATGTTTGTAACTCTACTGAACAAGTTAAAGAGATATTGTATTGTGAATTGTGAAATACTAGACATATTATCACAAAAGCATCAAGATTGGTTTAACATGGCAAAAAGCTTCGGTTTGTCTGATGATGATGCAAATGAGATTGTACAAGAAATGTATGTTAGGATTTATGAATATACAAAAGACATAAAAAAAATTATGTACAATGAAACCGAAGTAAACACTTTTTATATATACATAACCCTGAGAAACTTATACTACAGTAATTTTGCCAAGTATGGTAAAAGTATAAAAACAAAAAAGATATTTCTGTTTACTGAGATGGATGACAATTCAATTAAGAAAGTTTATAATAATTATTATGAGGATTATGAATTGTATATGCAGAACGTAAATAAAAAAAAGAGATTAGATACATTATTTACAAAAATAGAACAAACCATAGATAGCTGGTATTGGTATGATAAAAAGCTGACGAAGCTATATTTTGATAGTGGTATGAGTATGAGAGATTTAAGCAAAGAGACAAAGATTAGTTTAAGTTCAATATTTAATACATTAACAAATGCGAAAGAAAAAATTAGACAAAACACAAAAGAAGAATACAAAAAATACAAAAGCTAGAGGTTTAGGAGATACTGTTGAAAAGGTATTTAAAAAAACAGGTGTTGACAAAGTGGCAAAGTTTATACTAGGCGAGGACTGTGGGTGTGATAAACGTAGAGACATACTCAATCGTTTATTTCCATATAACAAGCCAGAGTGTCTTAATGAAGATGAATTTAATTATCTTGATAATTACTTTAAGAATACCAAAAACGTTGTAACCTCAGAAACACAAAAAGAATTGTTAGTTATTTATAATAGAGTATTCCATGATAATATGCAACCAACAAGTTGTGGTAGTTGCTTTAAAAACGAACTACACGATAAATTGCAAAGGGTGTATTTAGAGTACCTTAAAGAAAATTAATGACAGATAAAGTCAGCCTAATTAGAAACAGAAACAAAGTAAAACAAGTAATTGATTTTACAGGTGTACAAAACGGTAGCATGCACCCATCAGATATTGATGCTGTTTTAGAGTTTGACAACGAGATATTAATTTTAATTGAAGTAAAGTATAAATTTAATTCAATACCTACAGGGCAAAGACTTTTGTTAGAAAGGTTATGTGATTCATGGCATACAAAAAAAGCTCTTGTCATGAAAGTTGAGCATGAATTTGATAATGACAAAAAAAACATACCTTTAGAACAATGTTGGGTAACTGGTGTTTATTATAATAAGAAATGGATTTACTATACAGAAAAAGTAACTTTTATAAATTATATAAATGCTTTAGGTGAAAAATGGAATTGTGAAAAATGTAAATTTTAAAGATGCCACTTATAAAACCAAAACAATACGAAACTAAAGAATCATTTTTGCAAAGGTTTATGAACAATGCTAAAATGGTTTCTGAATATCCTAATTCCAAACAGAGGTATGCAGTTGCAAATGACATTTGGAAGAAAAGATTTAGTAGATATATAAAATAATTTTATATATTTGTTCTGAACAAAGAACAATGAAAACACTTTTCAAGCTATTAATGGCTATAAGCATATTGGGTTGCCAAGATAATTGCGACCTTAGTCATTATCCTTCTCCCCCTTATTCAGAACCTTATCATGTAGAATATAGTGATGGTTGGGTTAAATATATCTATGTATGTTATAATGGTAATTACAATGAGATTATAACATACCAAATAGTTGGTGGTTGTTGGGAAGCATTGAGAAGTACACAGTATAATATAAATTGCAATTAATATGAAAGATTTATTTACAACATTAGATGGCGAGTTTTGGAATAGACAAGAGCTTATAGAAAAAGCTAGACAAGACAAGTTTTATTATGGTTATCTGGCAAAGGCTTGTTTGTCAAGTAGCTCAGTATCTAAACTACTTAAGTCTCCTAGAGAATATCTTATGAGTTTTGATTTACCTACAGAATCTACTGCATTATCAGAGGGTTATTTATTTCATGCTTCTATTTTAGAGCAAGATAAATTTAATGAGTGTTTATTTTTAGATGTAGCTACAAAAAACAATAAAGAATATAAATTAGCTAAACAGGATAGGTGGGACGTATTTACTATCAAAGAAAGAGATAACGCTTTGAGATTGAGAGATAGATTTTATAATTGTAAAGAAGCATCAGATTTTATAGTAAATGCAGAGTTTGAAGTGCCAGAGATAAACTATGTAAATAATTATCCTTTTAGAGGTAAGGCAGATGTTTTAGGAGAATGTCTGGTAGATTTAAAAAGTACTGCCAACATACATAAATTTAAGCATAGTGCTTATATGTATAATTACGATAGCCAAGCATACATATATTGTAATTTATTTGGCAAGACATACAAAGATTATAGGTTTGTTGTAATTGACAAAAGCCCTACAAATGAGATTGGCATATATGACATTAGTGAGGACTTTTACTATCGTGGCGAACAAAAGGTAGAGAAAGCAATTCAAGTGTACGAAACTTTTATTAAAAATGATTTTGACTTAAATGATTATTTAATAGAAGAAACTTTGTAATGAATCAAATATATTTAGACGAAAGAGAATGTTATAGAGACACTATGGTTTGCTTAGAGACAAACGTATCAACATTATCTGATGTTTATTTCGTATTGAAATACTATGAGCATGAAGAACACTATGAATGTTGTAGTGGTATCATGAGAGCAGTTAATGATTATAAAAAATCAATTACTATTGGTGGTCTGGAAAAAAGACATACAATTCTATAATGAAGTTAAAACCAACACCCACAAGTAATATTTTTATATATTGCAACAATATTGAAATAAGCAGAGATGAGTTTATGATTATGGCTGACAATCTAAGACAAAAAGAAAATCATATACAATACTATCAAAAGTATAAAGATGGTTTGTGTCAGTTTATGACTTTATACAGAACAGATTTAACACACAATCAAATGTTAAATATGTTACAGGAAATACAAAGATTAGAAATATTAATATACGAAATTAAGAATGGCAAACAAATACAGAAAACTACTACAAAAAGAATCTCCCAACTTGTATGATAACTATGAATCTATTATGCTTGAACAATTTGAATTGTTTTGTAAAAAGCAATTAGATTATGGTAGCAGTAATATAAGCACAGGTGCAAACTTAGAAACTGAGGAGGGTAAAGTTTTTGCATTGACAGGATTATGGTTTAGAATGAATGATAAAATAAGCAGATGGAAAAACTTAATTATGAAAAACAGAAAAGCCAATAACGAATCACTTGTAGATAGTTTTATGGACTTAGGTAACTATTCTATAATAGCACAATTAGTTAGTAAAGGTTTATGGACGAAATAAAGAAAAAAGATGGCCGTAGAAATAACGGTGCAATAAAGGGTATATCAAGGGGTCAAGGACGAAAACCTAAGGCACAAGAGAAAAAGATAAGTAGCTTTGCTTTACAATCAATGAAAAAAGTATTTGGAAGTGAGGAGAAAGCATGGTTAGAATTAGGTAAGATGGCAAAAGAAAGTTTTCCTCACATGAGATTACTTTGGGAATATAAGTATGGTAAACCAAAAGAAAGCAAAGAACTTGATGTTAAAACAGAAGTAAATATTCCTGTAATAAACTTCTTAGATAAAGATACTACTATTGATATTGAACATAACGAAGTAGATGAAAAACCTAAATCTTAATAAAAAGTATCAAACCTTATTTAATTCAAAAGACAGATACTTTGTAATCACAGGTGGTCGTGGAAGTGGTAAATCTTTTGCCGTAAATACATTTTTAGTATTATTAACGTACGAATCTGGACATAGAATATTATTTACTCGATTCACAATGACATCAGCAGGCATGTCGATTATACCAGAGTTTATTGAGAAGATTGAATTGATGGGTATTGGCGAACAATTTACTATAACTAAAACAGAGATTATAAATAAACTAACAGGCAGTTCAATATACTTCAGTGGTATAAGAACAAGTAGTGGAGACCAAACTGCAAAACTAAAATCTATTCAAGGTGTATCTACATTTGTACTTGATGAAGCAGAGGAGTTGACTGATGAGGAAAGCTTTGATAAAATTGATTTTAGTATAAGAGCAAAGAGTGTTACAAACAGGTGTATATTAATTCTAAACCCAACCACAAAAGAGAATTGGATATATCAAAGGTTTTTTCAGAACAGAGGAATTCCAGATGGTTTCAATGGCACAAAGAATAATATAACATATATTCATACTACATACTTAGACAATTTAAAACACCTATCACAATCGTTTGTAAAGCAGATTGATGATATGAAAATAAGAAGACCAGAGAAATATAAACATCAGATTATGGGTGGTTGGTTAAAAAGAGCAGAGGGTGTTATATTTACTCATTGGAATATAGGTAAATTCAATACCCAAATAGATTCAATAGGTGGATTAGATATAGGATTTTCTGTGGACGAAAGTTGTTTGTGTGAAGTTGCCATTGACAAAGTAAGAAAAATAATTTGGATAAGAGAACACTTTTATAAAAAAGGTTTGACCACAACACAAATATTTGATTTGTCAATCCGATACATGGGTAAGAATTTAATAGTATGTGATAATTCTGAGCCACGTTTAATATCTGAATGTAAATCTAAAGGTTTAAATATTGTGCCAACAATAAAAAGAAAAGGAAGCATATTAACGGGAATTAGCTTAATGCAAGATTACAATATAATTATAGATAGTGATAGTATAAATTTAATACGAGAGTTCAATAACTATTCATGGAAATTAACAGGTGCAATTCCTATTGATAAATTCAATCATGGCATTGACGCTTCCAGATATGCAATTCAATATTTACTTACTCGTTCTGTACCACATGGAAGTTATTTTGTAAAATAATATATTTTTTATTTGGATATGTCAGTTGGAATGTTTAATATTGTAAGTGTTATGAAAAAACAAATTAAGAAAACAATAGAACATTACGACAAGAACAGATACTTTCATAGTTCTGATTTTGATTGGATAATGAAAAAAAACATAGAATTAATAAACAATAAAACAAAGAAGAAATGAAAAAAACAACGTATAATTTGATTATGTATTACATATCTGATATTAAATATAATATTAAAAAAATACAAAAAGAAAATAGAATGTCTGAAGAAAATAAGGATATTTTATTTAAAGACGTAAATATGTCTTGTGATATAATTTATAAATTAATAAACGAATAAAATTATGAGACCAATGAGACAAGTAGGGGAAATGATGAAAAAGTTTTTTTCTCCAAGCACAACAAACTATTGGATTTGTGTTCCATCAAAAATGGATAATCACAGACAAAAAGATATGTTCATCATGGACACTATAAGTTTTTTACAGGATAAAATAAAAGTATATGAAAAATAATTTATTAGATAAAGTTGATGATGGTTTTAATTATTTTTATGGTTATAGATTATCAGAATTAAAAGGCGATGATAGATATTATATAAAAGCATTTATGAATTATATCGAAGAACTTGAAAGTAAAGTAGATAAACAAGCTAAAATTATTAGACAATCATGACAGGACAATCAGATTTAATAAGAATAGAAATTTCACACTTAAGGGAGTTGTTAAACAATGCAACAACAAAGAACATTGAATATGAAAATAGGATAAAAGAGTTAGAAGCTAAAATTGATGTTTACCATAAAAACTTAGAGAGTGAGTACAGGCAATCCAAAAGATGAGTATTGTTATATTTTTATTATTAAGGAGAAAGATACATTTCCCTATATCAAGAAATTCAATACTAATAGAAGTGTTGAATGGACTATTAAACAATATAGTAGAAACAGAGATATAGAATATATGAATTTAATATAATAATTATGACTATAAAAGAAATTAAAAAATTATATTCTAATTATTCGTTTGAAGAAAAAAAGAAAATCTTGGGCTTAATAAAAATAATTGAAAGTAAAAAATTGACTAATAAACAAAAACTAAAACTGTTAAAAAAGATAAATTATGAAAACAAAACATACAATAGATGAATTAAAACAATTAATCTCTGTGTTTAATTGGAGACATCAGTTTACAAATGATAGTGTCTTAATGGCTGGAGATTTAAAAAGGTTAAATGAATTAATAGATAAATTATGAAAACAAAAGAAAGTAAAAATGTAATAGATAAAATAAGGTTTGAGGGCAAAACAAGACATGAAGCTTTATGTGAATTGTATAATACATTGTCAAATGAGGATTTTATGCACCTAATCAATATGGCACAAAGCAGATTGTTTATTTGGAATCCACAAGATAAAACTTCCTATGATTTAGATGAGGAAATTCCTTGTTGTCCAAATGGTGCTCAAATACAAATCAATATACAAGAGGACGGATTTAAATTTAAACCTATGGTAAGTAAAGAAAAATAATGTAGGGTCTAAGTTTGGAAGGCACTAAATTGGTAAGACCAGAAAGACAGGATAAACAGATTTACTTTCCAGTCCTGTCCGCCCTACATTAAAATATTTATGTGAGTTGTTTTTATTCCCCCTGTGAATTTAATACATAAATTTAATAGGGGGTTTTTTTTCATTGTCTCTTAACTGACCTATAAATATAATAAAAAATAATTATTTGTCAGTTGCAAAATATTTTGTATATTGTACCAAATTTAAAAACTATTAACATGAAAACAAAAGAAAAAACTTATACAGAATTCACACCGATTGGTAAAACATATTGGAATGATGAGGGGGTTTATCAAACCGAGTTTG